CGGTCCAAAGATTCTGTCCATGCGCGTGCGAGGGTATCTCATCGACGGTGAGCGTGTGTCTTTTCTCGCCGCCCACCTTGCCGTAGCTGCCGTAGTCGGCATCGCTGACATTGTAGCCCACCACGAAGCGGCTGCGCAGGTCGGGCAGGCGGAAGTAGCCGCTCGTGGTCGAGAGCTTCCGGCCGTTGCAGTCGTAGGCGTTGTTGTAGGTCGTGCCGATGGCCTTGTAGAGCTCGGGGTACTCCGACTGCTTGAGCTGCTGCCCTTCGCAAAGGGCGTAGCCGTCAGGGATGCGGGATCCTGCCCAGATTTCGACCGTGCCCAGCGGTGTGCGCTGAATCTTGGCCAGGGCGGTCTGCAACGCCACGATCTGCGCTTCGAGTTCGGGCAGCGACTGCGCCTCGTGGAAATCCGTCCATTTATAGCTTTCGGTGCCGACGCCCGGAGCCAGCGACCGCTCGACATAGGCTTGCGGATATTCGTACCCCTGGGCCTGTACCGAGATCGTGGTTTGTTTGAGGTACATGCCGCCCGAGATGGAGCCGCCCTCCCAGTAGAGCACCTCCCCCTCGGGGTGTTCCTTCGTGCGCAGGAACACGTAGCCCTCGCTCCGCTGCGTGCCGCCGCCCGTGAGAGCGCAGCCCAGCAGGATCGCCTTGTCGCCCGCCAGGTTGCCGATGATCGACACCACGTGCGCGTTGGTCTGCATGTAGTCGAGCATCTCGCAGTCGGCCGGAAAGTCCTTGTTCGGTTGCAGGAGGAACCTGCCCTGTATCTGTTTCATCGTCAAATGTAGTTTATGGAAAATCGTTTCGAAGCCAGCTTGTACGCATCCACCACGGCCCGGAGCTGCGTGATGTCCAGCTTGTCGCGGAGTGCCAGCGGGATATTCACCCAGAAGTCGTAGCCGCTCACCCCGCCGAACCCGCGACGGTTGAGAATCAGAAAACGCTCCGACCCGCGGCGCGGGACCAGCACCTCATCGTCCTCCTCGCGTTTGCGTAGGGTGATGAAGCCCACGTTTTCGACCGTTTCGGTGATCGTAATCCTCCGGTCGATAGGATCGAACTTGTCGTTCAGCAGCGCCCGCAGGTAGCACACCTGGCCGTTGTGTTCGAGGCGGTAGTCGCTCTCGCGCTTCCAGAGGATGAACCGCGTGTGCAGGTATTGCAGGGGCGACACGGCGGCGTAGGCCATCGCGGCGAAGAGTGGCCGCCGCCAGAAGGTCGGCAGCAGCAGGAGCGCCAGGCGCTTGAAGTTCACGTCGTACTTATCCATTGTATGCCTTCATATTGAGTACGACGTCGCCCATCTCGAAATAGCCCGCGGCCGGGATGCACCGCGCGTCGATCGTAACCAGCACCTCCTCGCCTGCCGCGACGGTTGTCGCCCCGCGGAACTCCACGATCCGCACGCCGTCGAGCGTCTGGAGCGCATCGACGAGCGCCATGTTGGTATATTCGCCATTGAAGGGCAGGTTCTCGATGTAGTTGCGGACAGCCTCCCGACAGGCGCTCTCGACCGTTTCGGCCACGAGCATCGGGTCGTAGTACACGTCCGCCTCGCAGTTGAAGCGGTCGGGGTCGATGTTCACCAGCGCCGTGCGCACGCCCGCGTCCTTGATCTCGGCGATGTAGGCCGCAAGCTGCGCCTCGGTCTCGGCGTCGAGCCTGCACCGCTTGCCGTCCTTCTCGCCCGCGACCTTGATCGTCAGGAGCGAAGCGTCCCGGTTCTCGACCGCCACGGCGTGCTTGACCACCCGCACCGCCGCGATGGCGTCCTCGGTCATCGCCGTCGTGTCGTAGCGGTCCGTGTCCGCGATCAGCGTCTTGCCCTTCATGAACGCAAGCACCTTGTCGCGGTACCACCGCGGACGGTGCGGGATGATCTCCTCGATGCGTGTGTCCACCTCGCCCTTGTACGTGTCGAAGAGCTTCTCCAGCGCCCACGCCGCAACGGCGAAAAGGTAGAACAGAATGCTTTCTATCGACAAAATGCCAAAATGCGCAGAGAAACTATCCCCTGCGGTGAATCCATATATCTTTGCAGCCGATTCGTTACGCATGAAATCCGCGCAGATCGTTTCCTTGATTTCCTCGATCGTTCTCATCGTACCATAAAGTCTATCTCGATACCCATAAACCCGATACCGCCGTAAGGTGCCATTGATATCTCGTCGGAGGAAAGCTCCGTCGCCGGGCGGATGTGTTGCGCTTCATATCGTGCCAGTACGGAATTATCGACCGCCGGAACCGTTTCGAGAGACGCCTCCGGTGCCAGCGGTTCGGAGATGCTCGTGCCGTTTGCCGCTGCGAGGTCGAAGGCCGCCTCTACGCCGCCGCTGGTTTGTACCGCTATGTCGAGCAGGCTTTGCCTGTCTTGAGGTGTAATCCGTGCCATTATTATTCTATCGTTATCAATCCGTCTTTGACTTCGACATGCGACACGGACAATCCGCACACCTGCAACATCGCTTTTGTATCTGCTGTCCACGTCGGATTATAGGTTCCGCCGAGCATCTTGAGGGTTTCGGCTCCGAGTAGCGGGAACTCCTTGAACTCCCCACGCATGGCCTGAAGCACCGCTTCGGCCGTCTGCGCCGTCGTATCACCCACGACCAGCGCACCGCTGCGGACCATCAAGTCGCCCGTTTCGGGGTCTATCATTATCCCTCGCATCGCCTCAATGTTTTACCTTCGCGTCCTCGTAGTCCGAAGCCCTGACCTCGGGCATAGCCAGAGTGACGGCCGGAACCACGACCGGGGCGGGGTTCGACTGCGCCGCCGCGGTTCCTGTGACGGGTACCCCTCCGACGGGTATCGTATGCGTATGGGTGTTGAACGCCCGGATCAGCTCGTTGAACTTCTCCGTGAGCTGTTCGATTTTCAGCAGTCCCCCGAGCTTGCCGCCGTTGAACTGCACCCCCTCGGGAGTGATTCGGAAGGAGGTGTCGCCGAGGGAGGCGTCCACCACTTCGGCGTCCACGGTGATCCGCGTCTTGCCTATCGAGAGCCGGGCCTTGTCGATCTTGTCGCACAGAACCACGGCCGCCACGGCCGGGGTGATGAACGCCACGATGACGTAGCTCCCGACGGCCGGGAAACAGACGACGCCGGTGTCCCCCTCCTGGTTGGCCTGGAGGTTCACGCCCACGAGCGGAGCGCTCTCGTCGAGAGGCGTGCAGTCCACCGTGCGGGCCTTCTCGTCCACGCTATCCACGGTGCAAACCTTACAATAGATTTCGGAACCCGTCATGGCGAGCCTTCGTATGGCTTCTGCGAGTGTCATTCTGCGACTTTTTGTCCTATGGTTATTTCTTGTCGGAATCCTCCGGTTCCGTACTTGATCACGTTCTTCTGCACTTGATAGATTCCACGGCGCACGCCATCGATCTTGATTCCGATATGGTCGAGTTTGTCGATCAGCACGGCCCCGAATGTGGTAAAGGTTCCTTTAAGACCATCGCGTTTGAGGCGGCGAAGCTCCTGTTCCGCCCATGCCTTGAGTTCTTGCTCGGTCTTGTTGTAGGTGTGCAGCGTCCGCTTCTCTCCGTCGGCATCCCCCACGTCGATACGGATTCGTTTGTTGTCCGGTTGCAGGGATATGGCCCGCACCTTGATCTTCACGTCTGCCGCTGTCTGTGTGTCGAGTTGTGTGTCGTCGATCAGGTTCACTCCGGTAGCGAACACCTGACGGCAGGCCGCCTCCCGCTCGAACAGCACGCCGCAATACAATACGGGGGTGTCGTTCTCGATGAGGAAGAAGGAGCGAATGCCGCCCTGATCCTTGAGCTGCCCGAGCAGTTCAGTCACGGTATTCGCTGTCACGCGGTATTGTCCGATGTGCTGCTCGCCGAATACCCTGAACTGCACGCCGAGTTCTTGATCCCGGAGTATCTGTTCCACCGTGGCCGACTTATAGGAGAGTTTTTTCGCCTCTTTCTGCTTGAGTTGGAACATATAATCTTCGCAATGAATTTCGATCGGGGTTTTCAGCCCTATCGTGGTGACGAATCCCCGAAAGGCAAGCTCCAGTTCGTCATCATATCCCAGCCATACGGTCACTTCGTCGCCTCGCTTGATCGGGATGCGCTCTTCGTTCTGCCAACGCACCTTCTTCGGGAGCTTCAGCACGCACGTATCCGTGAGCGTGTCCGTGTCGCGGGTAATCTCCACTTCGGCGACCTTATCGAACTCCCACTTCTTGCCCGTGCCTTTGATTTCGATTTTGGCGGTCAGTTTGAACATCGTTTGAATGACGGTTAAACGGCGTTTAATACTCGGTACATTTGATTACATAATCTTCATCGGAGAAGGCCCGCACGTCGATCGTCTGGCGGTTCGACCATGTTTCCTGGTTGAGCGAGAACCTCGACACTACGATGCGCGAAATGCCGAACAACTCGAAGAAGGTGCTCGATACTTTCACGGCTTGATTTTCGTCGAGAAACTTCTTTACCTCCCTGATCCCCGCTTCGGGATATTCGTCCACGATCACCCCGTCGCGCACGGCCACGATACCCACTGAAAGCGATATCGAATAATCGCCCAGACAAATGTATTCCTTGATCGTGCCGCCCAGTCCCACGAGCTGCGTGCGGATGATGTGTTTCTCCTGCGAGATGTTCACCGTGGCGTCGTTGATGACCAACGTGCTTTTATCTTCGCGGGTCAATACGAGTTTAGTCAGGGCATAACGCGATTCCCAATATTTGGATTCGGTAATCGGTAAAGAGAGTCCCTTTCCTGCGATTTCACCGCCGTGTCCCTCCCAGGAAGGTTTTTTTGCATTTTCCTGCGATGGCTGGAATCGACACAAGGCCAGACGTGCCTGTTGTGCGACACCTGCGGCGACGAACGCAAAACTTATCGGTTGGAACGTTCCCATCATCCTGCAAAGTTTATATCGTTTACGGCGGCTACCACGGTCTCGGTAATCATATCTTTCACCCGGCCGACATCCTCGCGCAAGTTCGTCGTGTGGATTTCGAAACGGTCGATCAGCTTGTCGATATGTACGGTGATGTTGCGTATTTTGTCGGTCTTCGGCGCTGCGGCCGCAACGGTGGCTCCGGAGGTCTGCAACCCTGCGGCAAGCGGATCAGGCGTCGGCAGTACACCATCCGAGGACGGTTCTCCTGCAGATGCCTTTTCTTTGGCTGCGGCCTCGGCCTTCGAGCGGGCGATTTCCTCGTCGTAGGCTTTGGTGAAGGCGGAACCGACCTCGGCCCCGAACTGGGAAAATCCGCCCTTCATACGCTGAATTGCCTCCCGGATGCCCTTGCCGTCGAACTTGAACGCCGCGACGATCAGGTCGCCGATCCCGCCGAAAACGTTTTTCGCAAGCTCCCAAATACCCGAAAATACAGCTTTGAACGAAGCCCACAACCCCTTGAGCGTTGCGCGGAATTTGACCGAAGTATTCCAAAAATGAATGCCGATTGCCGCAAGCGCAGCGATTGCCGCTGCGATCCAGCCGACGAGCGGGATGCTCATGATCGCAACGCTCACGGCCCGACATGCCGTTACGGCCGCCAGTTTGAACGTCGCAAAGCCCGCCGAGGCGATCCCTGCGAATGTCGCCGAGGCCGTACCGCCTGTTACCAGCGAAAGGATATACGCGCCGAGGGCCTTGATTCCCGACCAAAGTCCGACGGTAGCGAACCGCACTGCGGCGACAGTGGCCTGGAGGATATTCCTCCCGAATCCCAGCGCCTGAACCTTGCCGATACTCAAATAGCCGTTATACATCTGAAGTGAGAGGATCGCGCCGCTCATGGCTCCGATCGTGCTGCGCCACATCCCCGCGAAATTCAGCGTCCGGATGAAGGCGATACCCTTACCAATCCCGATGAGTAGCGGCGTGATCTGTGCCAGCGGCACGAGCGAGCTGACGACGACCTCGACCCAAATGCCCCAGTCGCCCGAGGCGTTGAACAGCGAGATTTTAAGGTCGTCGAACCGCGCACGGACACGCGAGAGCCGTTCGTTGTAGCTCTCCATGATGATCCCGGCCTGCTCGACGGCCGTGTTCGTCCCGGTGATGGCTCCTTCGTAGCGGCGGATTTCGTCGATACCCTGCACGAGAGCCATCGCCGCGTTGCTGTTCTCCATGCCGAAAAGCTGAGAGAAAAGCGCCGAATCCTTGAGGACGACTTTCAGCGGCTCGAGGCGCTCGGCCAGCGTCCGCGTCTTGTCCGTCAGCAGCCCGACGTCCACCCCTGCGACCTGCAGCTCTTTGAGCGTCTCCTTCGGAAGGAACCGCCCGCGGCTCAGGATCATCATGACGTTGCGCAGCGCAACGCCGCCTTCGGCGCCTTTCTTTCCGGCCTTGTCGAGCACCTGGATCGCAGCGTTGGTCTCCTCGAACGACACTCCGGCGCCTTTGGCTGCCATGCCGCATTGCTCGAGGGCCACCTTGATGGCCGGAAGCTCGGCGGAACCCTCCTTGCCCGCGGCGGCCATGACGTTCATCATCTCGGCCATGCGGCGTGCTGCCTCCATCGGGTCGGCCAGCGAGACGCCGTACTGGTTCATCGCCGTGGTCAGCACCTCGGCGGCGGCCGTGGCATCACCGCCCATCGTCTTGCTCAGGATGGCGATGTTGTCGCCCATCGCGCGGAGCGCATCGGGGTATTTCGCCAGCTCGGGAGACAGTTGCGAAAGCAGCAACTTGTAGGACTCGATCGATTGCGCTGCCGAGCCGCCGAAGGTCTTGGCCGTTTCGCGGGCATACCCCTCGATCCGGCGGAGGCTCTCGCCTGTTTCGCCCGATATGGCCGAAAGATCGGCCAGCGATGCGTTGAGCGCGGCGCCTGGCTGCAGGGTCTCCTGCATCGTGCGGCCCACGCCCTCGACGTACTGCGTGAACTGGTTCAACGCGAGCAGCTTGCCTTCGAAGCTGTCCCACAACCCCGCGGACTTGCGGATGTTGTCGTTGAGCTTCTCCACGTTCTGGGAGATGCCCTGCACGACGACATCGCAGTTGCCCGTGATGTTGAAGGAGTAGTTGAAAGAATAGTTGCTCATCGTTTACCCGGCTCCTCGTCCGAGGAGAATAGACGTCCTAAAAGTTCTGCGAAATTGCGCAGCCGTCGGCGCTCCAGCCATACGGCCTGCTGGTACAATGCGGCCCACTCTTCATAGGAGAGCGTGCCGGGGTCGATATGAAACGCGGCCCGGATCAGGGCGCACCCCTTCGGGATGGACTGTTCGTCGTCGTCCGAAAGGGCGTGCGCCCCTACAAGTTTTTTAACTCCGTATGACAGGTAGCGAACAGCTCACCCAGCGCCCCGAGTGCCGAGGTCTTGAGGATCGCGTCGTTCTGCACAAGCGGGCTGCCGCCGAGCCAGCAGTTCTTGAACATCACCTCGGCGCCCTTGAGTTCATCCTGTCGGCTCACGGCGCTGACGGCCGACATGGTATCCATCGACGGACGGCGGAAATAGCCGATGTGGCGTTCCCCGGCCATGTCGTCGTAGATATCTACAGCCACGACGCGGCCGTGGGCCTGCTTCCAAGACTGCCTCACTTCGTCCGTCACACCTCCGTCGAAGACGGGATACCCGGCACGCACGGTGGCCAATTCTTTCTGCTCTTGCTGTTGTTTGTTTTCCATAGTCGAAAAAAATAGGTCGTTTGTTAGGCTTTCGGCTGGCCCCACTCAATATGAGAGGGGATCAGCGTGAGTTCGATCTGCAGGTTCAGGTCGCCCTCCTTCCAGTCCACCTTGTTCTCGGTGAACTGGCAGTTGCGGATTTTGTCCGTCGAGATGATGCCGCTCTCGGGCAGATACGACACCGTGATGTCGAAAGGCGCGATGTCCTGCAGGCGGCCGTTCGGCGCCTGCCGCTGCAGGGCCACGACCTCGCTCTTGTAGAGGGTGATCGACGCCGAGGGCGTGATGCGCCCTTTCGAACGGGACACCGGATGCCGTCCGGCGCCGTAGTTGTTCTGCACGTCCTGGCTGTCGCCGTACTTGATCGCCGTGATACCGACGAACGGCACGCCGTTGGCCGCAGCGACGATGTCGCCCCAGGCGTATTCCACGCCGTTGATCAGCGGAATAGAGGTTGTAACGCTCATTGTATTCTGATTTTAGCGGTTAGACACTCTCGGCATAACCGATTTTCACTTTGATACGTCGCACGACACCGACGCCGACAGGACGGATGACGATCTCGATTTCGGAGGTGGCGAGCACGTTCTGATCCGGGTCGATTTCGACGACATAGCCGCTCAGCTCGCCCGCCTTCTCCATATCCTCGAGGGCCTTCTGCGCCGTGGTCTGCAGGAACTCTACGCTGTGCGTCTGGAGCTGCCCCGTCGATTTATCTATATAGACGTTTCCGCCCAGTTTCGGCAGCAGGTAGGTGCGGATGCCCCGCACGACCTTGTCCATCGTGCGGACGTTCTCGATGTAGGCGTAGTCGCTCGTGGCATCGTCCATCGTGTGCGAATCGTTCAGGTACGAGCCCGACAGTCCGGAGTAGGTCACGAAGAACAGGTAGCGGGCCGCATCGAGCGATTCGACCACAGCGCGGTCGAGTGCCGTAAGCAGCGTGCCGTCTCCGAAGGCGGGGACGTCGATGCCCGCGGGGAACTTCTCGATCCAGGCGGGGGATTCCTGCACGGAGGCGCTGGAGACGATGCCGAGCAGGACGCCCAGCCCCGAGACGGAGGCTTTCGCCGTCGCGTTGTCTTCGTCAGCATAGAGCGCCGCGCCCGTGGAGCTCCCGGCCTGGCCGATGATGACCGACACGCGCTCCTTGTCCCCGGCGGCATCCGTCGGAAGGGACGCGACGGCCGCGACTTTCGGGGCGTAGAGAATACTCAGCGGCATGTCCTGCCCCTCGAGCGTCGCGGCGACACCCTGCAGGGCCGTGAGGTTCTCCTTCGAGAACGCCACGTCGCCCTCCCAGACGCCTATCTGCCGGAGGCGGCCTCCGGCGAAGTTCTGCATCTTCTTCACGTCGGCATAGGTGTTGGCGCCTTCGGCTTTCGGGAAGATGCCCACATAGAGGCTGATGCCCGGGTTGAGCCGGAATATTTCCGAGAGCTGGTAGTGCATGAGACGGATGATCCACTCCTCGGCGTCAGCGGTGATTCTGAGCTTCTCGGCCGTCTCGATCTGGGAGACGGCCTTGATACGCTCCGTCTCGGAGAATCCCGACGGCAGCGTGTCTGTGTAGAACATGATCCCCGAGATATGGTCTTCGCCCGCCAGCTTGCGGGGGATGTTGCCGTTCGTGCGTTCGAATGTTAAGGACTGCATCAGGCTTTGAGGTTTTGATTGGTTACTTCGACGACGGTCGTGTCCTTGAGCGTGCGTCCGTAATTGACGGCGTCGCAGCGGTTGAAGAAGGCCGTGCCGTCCGAGGCCACATGTACGGCCTTGCGGTCGGGGTAGCTGCGGAACACTTCGCGGGCGATGCGCTGCGCGGCACTCTCCCGCACGGTTCCGGAACCTCTGGCCGGAGTTTTCGTCGTGCAGGCCGGATCTTTTGCCGTAGCTGCCGGCTTTTTGTCCGAGGTTCTGTCGGAGGCTTCCGGGGCTTCGGAGCCCGAGAAGGACGCTCCGGCCTCCTCACCGGAGATATCGGTGGCGGGCGCCGTTTCAGCGGCAGAGGCCGCAGGTTCCGAAACAGCGTCGGCAGGAGCTTCAACGGTGCCGTTTCGATCGGTCTGTACGCCTTCCTGCGACACTTCGGTCGTGGCGGCGTTTTTCTTATTTTTCTGTGTCATTGTGAAATGTGGGTTTCTCGTTTCTTGAAAATACGATGCAGGCCATAGGCCATAGTCAATAGCCCGACGACGCACAAAACATACTGCCACCATGCGAGACCTCTGCGGGTCTTGATTTCGGTCGTCGCAGCAAGGCTCCCCTCACGGATGGAATCCGCACGGACGCGGAGGACTGTATCATTCCGGACCATCGCGCCCGCTGTTTCTCCGGCCGTGTGTGCTTCCTCCTGCCGGAACCGGTTCGTTTCTTTCTCGGAGTCGGCGGCAATCCGGCGTTCGGTAGTTTCGCACATCAAGGGCGGTTTGCCCGTCAGCGTGTCAGCCGGACGACTGGTATCGTACACCCGCATAACGATCTCCACATTCTCGGTACGTTCCCGCTCCCGCATCCGTTCGGCGGCCAGTTCGCAGCTGAGCGCCTCGTATAACCGTCGAAAAGCGAGACTGTCGTGAACTGCGGTCTGTTCGGCGAAGAATCGCTTCTGTGAGTTACTGTGCAGCTGTTCCGTCCTCGTCTCCATCCGCTTCATCGGCGAGCAGCTCATGGCTGACAGGACAATCGGCAGAGTGAGGACAGGCAGGAATTTTCTCCACAGCCCGGCGGAATTTATTGACATCATGGCGTAGGTTTTTGATCTCCGTTTTCAATGGTTTGACAATCTGTTCCAACAGAATTTCATTTCCCTGACGGACATTGTCGAGTTCTACACCCTGGTTGTCGGCCTGCTTCTTCGCTACGTCAGCCCGCAGGCTCTTGACTTCGGCCGCATATTTCTGTCGCGTGAATATCGAACCGAGCCACGCGCTCAACGGAGTGGCGACAATCGCCACAAGGGCAAGGATTACTTCTGTTGTCATTGCTCGATTCCGATAGTTTCCAGCCAGGTCCCGACGTCGAACGACGGGCAGGCTTTATGGACGGACGGAAGGTCGCGGTGGCCGACGATCCGCACCCCGGGGTGTGCCCCGTGGAAGTCGATAACGTAGCGTGCGAGCGCCTCTCTCTGCGCGTGCGTCCGGGTATCTTTCGGCGTCTTGCCGTCAGAAGCCACTCCTCCGGCGTAGACGATGTGCCGGGATACTCCGTTGTAGCCAGCCGCGCCATTCGTTATTTCCCACGGGTCCACGAAAGCGTCTTCGTTGTTCCCGACCAGCCGCTCTACCGTCCCGTCCAGGTGGATAAGGTCCGTATATCCTACCTGCTTCCAGCCCCGGCCTCCCTCCGAGGGCGGGGAGGTGTGCCACCGCCGGATGTCGGCGGCCGACACCTCGCACCCTTCGGGGGTTGCGGTGCAATGGATAACCAGATATTGCAGAGCCTTTTTCATTGTGAAATTCTTTCGTAGATGCCTATTCCGTTTTT